CAACAGGTAAACTATATTCTACAGCAAGACCTCTTAGCTCTTCAGCTATCGCTTTTATATATGTATAAGAATTAACATTTGAACCTGGCTTAAATCTTGAGGAAGCACATATGTTTAGATAATCTACAAAAATGATATCTGGCATGAACTCTCTCTTTAAATTAAGTTCATTTAACAATGACTTAAAGTGACCAGTATGAGCTGATGCAGTTGGATATTCCTTAACAATCAGCTTACCATTTGTCTTTTCAGCATACTTGTTTATTCTGTTATTAAACATAGTTTTAGGAAGATCTTTAATCTGTCTGATATCCATGTTTAAACAGTTAGCATCAATTCTTTCTGCTATCCTTTCTTCTGCCATCTCCATGGTAATGTATAAAACATTCTTACCTTGTGTTAGACAGTTAGAAGCCATATGACACATAAACATAGACTTACCAACACCTGTACCAGCCATTACTATGTTAAGTGTTTTATTAGGTAATCCACCACTTGTAATCTTATTAAAGTATTCTAAGTCAAATGGTATCTTTTGTTCTTTACGATTATAGAAATCAAATCTTGCTTCTGCATCATCTATATAATCGTGTCCAACTGAAGAATCAAAACAAGTTGATAGTGCTTGTTGTAATATATCTGGTATACCTTCTTTAGATAACTTTTTTTCCTTACCATCTATTATGGAAATAGATTGAAGTATAGCATTATATACTGCTTTGTCTTTACAAAACTTTTCTGTTCTTTCTAATAACCATTCAAGATTCTCTTTTGGATCTTGTCTAAGATCTTTAACCAAATCATTACATTCATTAAATATACTTTCAGGTAATGAAAGATCTTGTAAACTTATCTCTATAGATTCTATAGTTGGATTCTTATTGTACTTTTTTACAAAATTTAGTATTACTTCAAATACTTCTCTTTGTACATTATTATGAAAATAATCTTTAGTGAGAAAAGGTATTACTTTTCTAAGGTACTCTTCATTGTGAATCAGGTTGTTTAATATCGTTAATTCTATGCTGTTCATAATTCTCCATTGCTTCATTTAATATATCATTAACAACAGTATCAATTAAAGATTGAAAATTGTTACTCTTCATATCTTGATCAGGTATTATTTGAGGTTTATGAATAACATGATAATTTATTCCAATAGCTGATTTTTTATTTACTTCTTCAAATTTAAGCGATTCAAGTTGTATTATAACTCCTTGATAGTCACCTGATAGTACTTCGAATCCCCATCTATCTTGATCTGCAAACCAAGGTTTATATAAGTCATCACGAAGCATGTTCATATTCTTTTTCTAAATCCTCTTCTGTTAAATTACCAGTCATTAAATTAGAACCAGATGATTTAAATTTAGTTTCTATATAGTTTTGAAACTCTGTACTTGATATGATTGGTAACCAAAATTCTTTACTGTAAGTATCTTTTAATCTATACTTTTGTTCCTCGTCTTTCCTACTATACCAACCATTTGAAGGTTTAGTTACAAACTTACCAGCTAATGCAACATCCATCAGACCAGACCATTTACTTATACCACCTTCAAAACTTACTTCTACTGCTATTTTAGACTTCTCTCTAACATAACGAGACTTCTCAACATTAATAATAAAGTTATAACCAGTTAGACCAGTTGTATCTTTTTCTTGTTGTCTACCAATAATATAAATGTTATCTGCAGAGTAATAAACACCTGTACCACCTGATACAACATCCTTTGGAAACATACCAATCTCTTTATAAGTATGGTTAACTACAACCATTGGTATATCTTTGATTGTAAGATGAGGTGTTATCATTCTAAACAAACTCTTCAGTTGCTTTGCTCTTGACATATCTGCAACTGATTTACCTGTTAGAGAATCTTCTACTTCTTTTCTTGATGCTAAATTGCCAACAGAGTCGACAATAAATATAATCCTATCCCCGCGTTCAAGATTATTAAGCTGCTGCATAGAATCGTGCTTAAGCTGCTCGACGTCCGTGACGGGGGTATGT